TCCCACAAGGGGTGCCCTTCGGCGGAAGTCCCATGGGGCAAGGAAGCTACTATGGACAGGAAAACCCTCCTCAGGTGTCCGCAGGATTGCCCACACAAGCCCCGGCCATGCCAGTCGCTGGCCAAGCAGGTAAGGGAGGCGCTACACCCTCATATGGGGGGCCTGTCTATGGACAAGATCCTGCGTATGGCGGAAAAGGCGGTTTTGGCTAGGAGTACCCTGACAGATGGCGACTAGCGGCACACACGTTTTTACCCTAGACCTCTCTGAAATTATTGAGGAGGCCTACGAATGTTCGGGTGTCGAGTTCCGCTCCGGGTATGATTATCGGTCGGCCCGGCGCTCTTTGGATATCTTGCTGCTGGAATGGCAAAACCGGGGGTTAAACCTGTGGACCCTGAAAGAGGGCTCGACAACGCTGGTGGCCGGCACGGCGAGCTATACCCTTGCTGCTGAGAGGTTAGACATAATCGAGGGCCTGATACGCCTCAACGATGGAGTGATCGGCAGCCAGACTGATTACACCATGAAGCGGATCTCGATCAGCAGCTACGCCCAACTGACCAACAAGCTGACACAGGGCAGGCCCACCCAGTATTGGATAGACCGGCAGCCAGAGGCGCTGACCATTTATATGTGGCCGGTCCCGGATGCCCAACAGTCCTATAAATTCAACTATTACTACATGGAAAAAATTGAGGACACCGGCAAGCCCGCCAACCTCAATGTTGATGTGCCGTCTCGCTATCTACCGGCGCTAACAGCGGGTCTCGCCTATCATCTTGCGCGTAAAAACCCAACAGCTTTCAAAGCTATTGAAACCTTGAAAGCAATTTATGAGGAACAGTGGGAGCTGGCCTCCGATGCGTCACGCGAGAAGGCTTCTGTTCGCTTTGTCCCACGGATATACAGAGTCTGATGGCCGGGCCAGCGACAGGCAAGGAAGCATACGGATTCTGCGACCGAACAGGATTTCGATACCCTTTGAAAGATCTCGTCCCCCAGATCGAGAACGGCTTCCCCAACGGCCTATTGGTCGGCCGGGATATGGTTGATATAGACCATGAGCAATGGCGGATCGGGGAAATTGATACTGCTGAGAATATTTCCTTGGAAAATCCACGTCCTGACTTGTCACAGGTAGAGAGCAGAGGCCTGTGGGCTTGGGACCCGGTGGGTGGCGGTGTGACTGAATTCGGTAGCAGAACTGTGGGGCTCGATATGAGACTATCCGTGGGTAAAGTGACTGTGGTGATCAGCTGATGGCGCTTACTTATGCAGAATTATCGCAAGCGGTGCAGGATTACTGCCAGACCGATGAGGCCACGTTTGTCACCAATATGCCGCGCATTGTGCAACAGGCCGAGGACCGGATTCTTAATGCGGCCCAGCTGCCGTTTTTCCGCAAGGCCTGTGAGGGGAACCTCAGCATCAACAATGCCTACCTGACGTTGCCGACCGATTACCTGTCGCCCTATTCGCTGGCGGTGGACAACACGGGCTACGAATATTTGTCGCTGAAAGATGTCAGCCTCGTGCGGGAGATGTACCCGGTCAAGGCGGTTACTGGGGTGCCAAAATACTACGCTGTGTTCAGCGATACCTCCTTCATTGTGGGCCCCACCCCGAACATGGCCTACGACATCGAGATCCATTATTTCTACCGCCCGGAAACCATTGTGACCGCGTCCACCACATGGCTCGGCACCAATGCCGAGTCTGTTTTGTTGTATGGCTGCATAGTAGAAGGGTATACTTTCCTGAAAGGTAATCCGGAGACCATGGGGATGTACGACACGAGATATATGTCGGCGTTGGCAGAATTGAAAGATCTGGCCGAAGGTTACAGCCAGACCGACAATTACCGTGGCAAAACTTTCCGGGCCCAGAGGAGATAACGTGGCTTTTACAGGCAACTACATCCCGACCTCTTACCGGGTAGAGCTGTTCAAGGCGTTCCATAACCATCGTGCCTCGGGCGGCCACACATTTAAAATCGCGCTGTATGACGAGACCCCCTCATTCACGGCAGCGACCACAGATTACACAACTTCGGGGGAAGTTAGTGGAACAAATTATGTTGCGGGCGGCATTGCCCTGACCAACGTGGAGCCAGCGGAAGCCGGCCTCACAGGTGTAACGGATTGGGAAAATGCCGTATTCAGTAATGTAACGCTCTCAGCACGGGGCGCAATAGTGTACAACACTACCGCAGATGACGGCTCCAACACGACAGAAGCCGTTTTAATATTGGACTTTGGCACGTTGAGAAGTGTAACCGCGAAAGCGTTTACTGTTGTCTTCCCAACGCCCGACGAGATTAACGCGATCCTCAGGAACGCATAGGAGATTTAAAATGGCTTTTATTATTGATACAGCATTCGACAGTGGGCTGTCCTACTTGGATACCAATGGTATTCGGCTCGACATTAATTTCACTTCGGAAGCGACCAACTATACCGAGGCGGTTGGTGCCAAGAGTGCAGGTGATGATACGGTTAACACCGGTGCGCCCACAGATGGTGCTGTCAGTGGTCGCCGTGTGATTATCCCGGCAATTACTGCTGGCTCTGTGACGGATACTCAGACTGTAGACTGGTGGGCTTTGACAGATGCTTCCAGCATCCTGCTTGCCACTGGCGACTTGAGCGCACCACAGGCTGTCACATCGGGTAACACATTTACGCTGGATGCGATTAGCATTACCTTCCTTGACGCGGTCAATGGTTAATAGCTCTTTCATGCGGGATTTCCCGCAGGGAAAGAAACACTTGTGCATTGTGAAGGTAATTATGCCGACTTAGCGGGTAATACTTGGATTTGTAGCCCGCACCGCACCCCGGATGATTGGTATGCGGTGATTGCCTGTGCAAGGGATATAGTATGACCAAGCAGGTACTAGTCCCGACAAATATTGAGGTTCAGACAAACCTAACGGGCGCTCTGTCCACGGTTGATACAGACGATACAACATGGATGGTCGCTACCGCCATAGAGAATGTGGCGCTGGAACTGAGTTTTGCCACCCCTCCCCCTGATCTAAATACTGGCGCTGGCCTGCAAGCATTCAATTGCAAGGTCCGGCGCACCGACAACAGTACCCGGCAAGTCACCTTCACCATGTACCTGTTGGAGAGCGGCACCCGTTTAAATGGCGGGGCGTCAATAGGCACCCACACCACCACGACCAATGCCGAGGAAAACTTCGATGTAACGTGGGATGCCACCTTACTGGGCACTTCGGACGGCTCGCTAGTCGAAATTGAGATTGTCGCGCCGCGTACTGGTGGTCCCGGCGCACAGCGGAACGCAGGTGAATTCCAGTACATTGAGTGGGAGGCCGACTATACAGCCCCTGCGGGTGAGGATGTATTACTTGCTGATGATCTGGAAAGCGCCAGCGAAGTTGGCATACCTGCTGTCGGGCAGGAACATGTGCTCCTCGCAGATGATCTTGAAAGCGCCAGCGAAGTAACTTCGCCACCGATTGGGCAAGAGCATGTTCTGCTGGCTGAGGACTTGGAGAGCGCTGGTGAAGTCAGTGTTCCTGTCTTTGTGGGAATAAGTGTTTTACTTGCCGATGATTTAGAAAGTGCCAGTGAAGTCAGCGTCCCTGTCTTTGTGGGAATAAGTGCGTTACTTGCTGACGATCTTGAGTCTTCCAGTGAGGTTTCTCAACCAGTTGTCGGTCAGGAGCATGTGTTACTCGCTGACGATCTGGAAACCACCAGTGAAGTGTCACAGCCTATAGCGGGGCACGTACATACCCTTCTCGCTGACGATCTGGAAAGTGCTAGTGAGGTAACAGTACCCACGGCCACTGAAGTTCTTGGTGTGCATGATTTGTTTGCCGATGATCTGGAAAGTGCCTCTGAAGTTGGCATACCGGTGCTGGCTGAAAATGTTGTTTATATGCGTCCTGATGCTGACGACAGCGTTGGAAGCTGGACAACAGATACGGGCGCGTCCACAAACCTGTACCAATCCATAGATGAAGACCCGTTCAACGATTCAGATTTTGTGAGAAGTGAGATTGACCCGACCACGAGTGTTTACAAGGCGCGGCTCTCCAACCCGATAGAAGCACCGGACAGTGGCGGCAATCATTATGTTCGCTATCGGTATCAAAAAGACGATGTAAACGGTCAGCAAATTAATTTAACCGTGCGTTTGATTCAAGGCGCGTCCACGGAAATTGCCTCGTGGACACACAACAATATAGGAGCCACAATCAGTCAAGTGTCACAGCAATTGTCCAGTCCCGAAATTTCCTCAATCTCCGATTACGATGATTTGTTCTTGGAGTTTGAGGCTGACGCCGCATAGGAGTGTTACATGGCAGGATACGAAAAAGCAGACTTCTATTCCAAGTACGGTGTCTATGCGCGTGACCCCGTAACAAGGGACAGGTACACACAAAGTTATCGTAATCCTGACATATTAGGTGGAGTGATAATCACCTGCCGCTTGCACTACCACCGTGCTGCCATGAAAGATTACATGCAGAATAAAGCTATCCGCCTGAAGGATTATTTTATTGCCAATAGCGTTCCTCTGGTGCCC